CTAATGGTATAGATCCTCTATTAAAGTATGATGGAGAATCTGTATATAGAGCAGGTCTACCTAATTGTAGTAAAGATATAGCTACATTTAGTTTTAATACTATTACTAGCCCTAATACAAATTATTTGCACAAGATTCAACCTGGTCAAGTAGAATTTTTTACTTTTAATGATACTACGTATAGCCCTGTTCTAGATCCTTCTACAGGGGAATCTATTGTATCAGAAAATTTAACTGCTGATTACAAATATTTATTTCAATTTGATGCAGATGGATTTTATAGAAAAGAGGCGCCAGTAGGTTCTAGTTACCCTTCTAGTTTTGGAAGTTTAAAGGCTTACAATACTTACTTACTTACCACAGCTCAGGGAGCTACTGTAGTATCTGGAACAGGATTGCAGATAGAAGTAATTACTGATGGTAATGGAGGAATTAAAAATTATTATACAGTAGAAAAAGGTACTAGTTATTTAGGAGAAGATGCTAACGGCAATTATACAAACCATATTAGAATAACTAAAGCAATGTTTACAGATAATACTGGAGCTGTTCCATCAGATAAAGCTTTAATATATGGAGATCTAGAGATTGTTGATGTCTCTTCTGCTGTAAGAGATAGAACTTACGAATATAGATTTGCTTATGAGTACACTGACTATAAAGGAAACATTATAAGTAGTCAACCTTCAGATCCAGTTAAACTAGTTGTAGGTTCTGGTAGAAGTGTAAATCTAACTTTTCCATTAACTATATCAGATTTAAGTACCTTTAAAACAAACGGTGTATTTGATACAGCCTGGCAAGAAGCTAATGGAGTTACTTTAGGTACTACTTTAACAGATACTAATTATCCAATAGAAAAATTAAGTGGAGAAAATAGGCTGCGTATTTTAGTATATAGATCAAAAGGATATTCTCCTATAGCAGGTGAAGTTGTAGGACAATACTATAAAATAGCAGACTTAGAATATGTGGCTGGAGGAACAGAGGATCCAAATAATCCAGGTACTTTTTTACCTACCACATTTACAGACACATACCACGATGAGCCAAATGATGCAGAAGCAGCTACACAATATGACCCAGTAATAAACCCTTTCTTAGCGTTTGTAGAACCTATAAAAAGGAAAGACCCCCCACCTAAGGGAAAATATTTGACCATATTTAAAAACTGTTTAGTTATAGCTGGTCAAAATGATAATGTTAATAATGTTCAATACTCATTACCTAAAAACTTTACTACAGGTGAGATAGGTTCTGAATACTTTCCAGATGATGATAACGGTATTGTAGTAGAATCTCCATTTGGTTCAAAAATTACTGCCGTAGCGGCTCTTAGAGATGCTCTTTTTGTATTTCATAAAGATAGTATATTTAGTGTTACTGGTAATATAAACCAGTTAGAGCTACCTTCTGTAAACTTAATTACTAAAGAAGGGGGCGTAGGGTGTACTAGTCAAGCTTCCATCGAAGAATTTAAAGGAGGTCTTGCCTTCGTATCTCATACAGGAGTATTTAGTATTAGTAATCAAGGATTGTCTGAAATATCTGAAATTATTAAACCACTATTTTTACAAGATAAGTTTATAAAAGAAAAAGCTATTACTTACAATTGGACGGATAGAAACCTACTTCTTATATGTATACCTGACTACATAGTTCAAGGAGATCAAGAGTATAGTATTATAAATGATACTATGGATGCCTATATATCTAAAGATAGTTTAATTTTAGCTTTTGATTACTATAGGGGAGCATGGTTACGCTGGGATACTATAGAATTTACTAATGGTATTACAGAAGTTGATGGGGTTTTAAACTTTGCTCAATTGACAAACACTACAAACACGTTAGCTACCGTTAATAATCAAGGAGATACTGACGATTATAGTGATAATGGGAACCCTATAAACTTTGTGTATGAAACTAATTGGGAATCTTTAGGAGATCCTACAACACCTAAAAAGTTTTTGCGTATTAAAGTACATAGCTTTGACACTGACGGTGTATTTGAGTCTCCAGGATTCTTACTTGAAGCAGGTATTCAAAAGAATTATCAAAACTATAATGAAGGAAAGATAACTTTTGACTTTGGAGCTATTACTGGTGGAGGCTGGGGTAATTTTGCCTGGGGGAGTGATTCCTGGGGATCTATTCCTGCTCAATATTTAAAGAGTAAATTGCCTACAGGTAAAGCTAGGTCTTTTAAAATAAGATTTGCTAATAATGAGAACAATGAAAACGTGCTAATAACTAACTATGAGCTTGAAATAGCAGCTCCATATAGACCGGAGATCAAAGAGTAATGAAATTTAGTCTAGAAACTATTAAAGATATTGAGGAGTTAGTGAGCAAACTTACGCATGGTTTGGGAAGGCTTACCTTCGCAGATAACATGGAAACCTTTGAAACTACGTTCTCAGTAGCGGCTGGAAAGACTGTAACTATAAGAAATAAGTTGACTTCTACGCCTACTAGGTATATAATTGTGTCGCAAGAAGGCAACGGACTATTAACTAAAACCACTTTACAAGACGGTAAAGAAACTATTCAATGGAATATAGATAATATATATTTGAAGAATAATGGAAATGAAACGGTTAAAGCTACCGTTGTATTTATGAGGTAAATATGGCAAGTAATTATGTAAAGAGTTATCAACGACAGCAGCAGCAAGCTCAGGCTGGTAGAAATTCTGAAATAAAAAAATTAGAACAACAGAAAATACAGAATCAGGCTAATTTTGATGCATCTAAACCAGATCAAGCATCTAATTCTGCTTTTCTATACGGAGCTTCTACATCTCAACGTAGAGAAAGACAGAGGCAAGATCAAATGAAGCAGCAAGAGTTTGATTCTAAGCAAGCAGGTATAGATGCTCAAATAAAAAGTTTACAAAATCCTGAATTATCTGCAAAAGAAAAAGGTATTCAGACAGGTCTTGAAATTCTAGGTCCAGACGGACTAGAGCGAATGGGAGCTGACAGAGATGTTCAGGAAGTATTACGAAGAAAGAAGAAGATAGCAGACGAAGGTATTAGTTCAGCAGAGCGTGAGCAAATGAGGGCTCGAATGGCTCAACAGATGGGACAAGCTCAACAAATGGCAGGGTTCCAGTTAGGCGGTGCATTAGGCGGTGCTAAGGGTGCTGGGGTTGCGGCTCAACAGCGAAGTTTGGCTGCGCAAGGCTTGGCTGCTAGAGCTAATATAGAGTCAGATATTTTCATGGCTCAAGAATCTGCCAAAAGACAGGGACTAGAATCTTACTCATCTTCATTAGGAGAAGTTAAAACTTTTGACATTGGACAGGCTGCTAAAGAAAGAGACATCATGTTTCAATCTATTATGGGATATGAGCAAATGGCTAGTTCTGAAAGAGCTGCTCAAATGCAAGCAGATGCGGCTGCAAAAAGAGGTGGAGGGTGTCACATAGCAGGTACTAAAGTTCTTATGGCTGACCACTCTTACAAAAATATAGAAGATATAAAAATAGGTGACGAAGTAATGCTAGGAGGTAAGGTAGAAGGTACTGGAACTGTCCTTACTAAAGAACTTATGTACACTTTAAATGGAGAAGTATTCACTCAATCTCACTTAATATTTGATCCTAAATCAGAAACATATCAAAGAGCTGACGAATCTGTTCATGCTTCACTTTATACTGGTGCTAATCATGATGTAGTATACCCAATATATACAGAGAATAGATGTTATGTAACTAGTTTTGTATCAGGTGACTTTGGCATGGAAGAGAACTATAGAGAAGTAAGAGAAGACATGACATATAGAATGAAAGGAATTAATTATGGCAAATGAGAAACTAAAAAAAGCTACAAATTTAGCTGATACTGAGATTCAAGACCAGCCTATTGATGACGAGAATAAGTTAAAGAAAGAGATTAATAAGAATACTTCTGCTGCAAACACTTCTCAACAATCCATGCAGCAAGGTGTAGCTTCTATTAATCAAGCTAAACAAGCTAAAGCTCAAGAGATGCAAGCTCAACAGCAAGGCTCTGATAAACAGGAGTTTCTTAACAGAACTAGAGATTCTTTAGACACACAATTTAAAGATGCAATGTCATACTTTGGACCTCGGCTTGTAGCGCAATTGTTCGGAGGTAACTCTGCAATGGCTATGACTGATAAAATAATGAGTGGGTTTGAAGGGTATCAAGCTCGTCAGTTAGCTGCTAAAGAACATGCTGAAGATAGAAAATTTTTAATGGATCAAAGAAAAAAAGGGGTAACTCCGCAATCTACAGCAGATAGAAGACTAGCTTTTGAGCAGAAAAAATATGAAGAAGAGAAAGAAGAAAAATCTAGAGAAAAGATAGAGAAACAACAAACCTCTATGGAGGATATAAATCAAACAATTCAACAAACTACTGATGCTATGAAAGATTTAAAACTGTTTCCTAAATCAGTAGGGTACTTTGCTGGATCTGAGCAATTTAGAACTCTTGATAAAATGTCTGATGATGCTGATGCTGTGGGAAGAGAAGGTACTAGGTTTAAACTTCAAACAATATTTGACTCCAAAGCATTAGAAAAACTACAAAAACTTACAGGTCAAAAGTCTGACTTTGAATTAAGATTTGCTCAAAAAGCTGTACCTACTTTACGCTCCTCTAAAAAAGTTATTGATGAATGGCTACAAGGATACCAGAAAGCTTTAGGCGAACAGCAAAAATTACTTCAGAAAAAACAAGGAGCAGAAAGACAAAGATCACAACAATTTGCTCCAGGATCTATTATACAGGATCAGTCAGGTAAACAATATGTAGTAATGCCAGATGGATCTTATAGGGAAAAATAAATATGAGTGATAGAAGAAAGAAGTTTTTAGAAAAATTAAGAGCTGACATTATTAAAGCTGAGGGGACTACTTTAGAGCATCCTAAGGCTAAGAAAAAAGGATATAAATCTAGTTATGATGTTACTCTTGGACATGGTATATATGACCCTGCTTCTGATAAACCTGTAAGTGAAATGACTCTTGCAGAATTAAAAAAACATCAAGAAGGTATATTAGCTAATAAAGACAATAAATTAAATTCTACTGCTGCTGGAGCCTATCAATTTACTAAGTCAACCTTGTTCGGAGCAAAAAATAAGAAAACAGGTAAATTTATGCCTGGGCTAGTTCAAAAATTAAAACTATCTATGGATGAAAAATTTAGTCCTGAGTTACAAGACAGATTAGTAGAAGAAAGATTAAAGCAAGCAAAGTTTTTTAAAAAATTAGAATCTGGTAAACCAAAAGCTGCTCAAGATGCTTTGGCTACAATATGGGCATCGTTACCAGATAGTAAAGGTGAGTACAAATATGGACAGCCTACATGGACAGGAGCAGATGAAGTAGGAGAATATATAGGAAAAGATATATATTCAGAAGCAGAACAATCTGTACTAGAAAGACAAAAAGCAAAAGAAGAATTAAAAGAATCAGCTAACCCATTGGGAGACTTAAACCCTTTGGCACCAGCTATGGGGAATGAAATGGCAGAAAAGATTGAAAATCCAGATAAACAATTTACACTGGTTAGAGGTCCAGAAGGACAAGAGCCTGAGAAAACATTTACATTAGTATCAGGACCAGAAGGTAGTCAACCTACTGAAGCTCCTCAACCTGAACAACCTTCTAGACCTGAGTTTAGCATGGGACAGTCTTTTATGAAGGGTATGGGACAAGGATTTAGCTACGGACTTGAAGATGAAATTTCTGCTGGAGCTGCTACAGTAAACGATGTACTCACTACTGACTTAGGTAAGCAAGTTGTTAATGATACCTTAGCCAGCTTTACTAAGGCTCAGTTAGATGGCGATCAAATGCCAATAACACGTTTAGCTGAACAATATAGAAAACATAAAAATTCTGAAAAAGAATTAGTAGATCAGTACAGAACTGATAACCCAATATCTTATATGGCAGGTGACTTAGCTGGTACTGCATTAAACTATGCTACTGTAGGACCTCTTGCCTTTGGAGCAGGTGTACTTACAAGAGGAGGTAGCGTACTATACGGAACTCTTAGTGGGATTGCTCATGAAGCAGGTAGGACTGAAGCACAAACCATAGAAGGTGCTGCTAAAGATATGGCAATAGGCGGAGCTATAGGAGGTATTGGGGAAGCAATGATGCCAGCATATAGAGCTGGGGTAGAAGCTGTAACGGATACATTAGGTAAAGTAAGATCTTCTGCTTTAGTAAACTTTTTAACTGGAGGCTATAGACAGCCTAGTAAAGCAGGTTCTTTGACAGCAAAAGCAAAGTTAGCTCAAGTAGGTAAACAAGTAGACGCTTTTGCAGAAAGAATGGTAAACTACACTGACTTAGATGGAACTCCACTTATTAAACCTACTATGAACAGAGAAGATTTTTACAATTCTGTAAATAAAAATGCTGATGTTGTAGGGGGAGAGATGTCTGCTCTACTAAATCAAGTAGACGAAATGTTAGGGCAGCCTTCTATAAATGGCTATGAATTAAGAACAAGAATTAGAGAACAAATTATTAAACCTATGCAAGCTGTTAAATCTTTACCTGAAGATAAGGCTGTAGCAGCAGCTCTTGATGACTACTTAATAAATCTTACTCAAAGTTTAAAATCCGTTGAGCAATCTGTAGATCCTAAGACAGGAGCTAATATATTAAAAGAAGTATTTGAACCTCAGCAATGGAATCTATCAGAATTATCTAAACAAAAAAGTCAATTACAACGTATGTATAGATCCGTTAGGATGCCTAAAGAGGCTGATGCTCAGGCAGCTATTCAATATAGAATTGCTCAAGGTAAAGATCAAATAGGATCTATCATGGGTGACATAATTGATGAAACATTAGCAAAAGAGAGTAGTAAGTTAGGAGTTGATGTAGGACAACAATATGTGGGCTTAAAGCAAAAGTATGGAGACTTAGCGGAGGCTTCTTCATTTATTAAAAATCAAATGAACATAGATGACGGTAAAAGTTTATTGTCCAGAGTATTTACTGACTCTATTGTTAGATATACTTCTGCTGCTGGTATTTTAGGAACTACTGTAGGACTTCCATACGCTAAAACAGGTATAGCTATTGCAGGACTTAGAGGCGTAGCTATGAGTAAAAGATTTAATGGAGCTATAACTAAGTCAGCTAACGAAGCTATAAGAATAATGGAAAAAAATCCTGAGGCTACTGCTGCTATTGCTAATAGATTAGTTACTTCCAGTAGTTTGAGTGCTAACGATCAATTTGATAACATGACAAGAGCTATGGCAGAACTTACATTTATTGATCAGCCGTTAGCTAGAGATCCTAATGAAGTAATCAGAAGAGCTGACAAAATACTTCATTTAGTAGAAGATATTGATCCTGAAATGGCTAGTAATTTAAGTACAGCTATAGACAATAGAGATCTAGGTTCAGTTAGTGCTTTAATGGATCAGGTAATTAGAGCCGTACCAGCTCAATATGTACAGCCAGGTATAGGGTTTGGAGGTAGAGCTTTTAGTGAAGAAGATATTGCAAAAGTAAATGCTGACATTGGAAAAATTAGAAATACTAGAAGAAGAAAAGAATTATCTACTGCTTTTAATAATCAATCTTCTGAGTCATTTAGAATGATTCCTAAAGAATTGTATGAAGAAAAGCAAAGTGATCCAGCTAACTTCTTTCAATTTAAAAAGAAACAAAATAAATTTATTAAGGATTACTAATGAAAGATGTGGCAAAAAAAGTAGCAAAGAAAAAATTGTCAGCAGCATGGCAACGTAAAGAAGGTAAGAGCGAGAGTGGTGGACTTAACGCTAAGGGTGTAGCTTCTTATCGTAGAGCGAATCCAGGTAGTAAGCTAAAGATGGCAGTAACTACTAAGCCGAGTAAGTTAAAGCCAGGTAGTAAAGCTGCTAATAGACGTAAATCATTTTGTGCTAGAATGAGTGGAATGAAGAAGAGATTAACCTCAGCAAAGACAGCAAGAGATCCTAATAGTAGAATCAATAAGTCGCTGCGTAAATGGAACTGTTAATATGAAAGAGTTAAAGCAAGACATTCAAGTAATAAGAGAATCACAAATCCGCATGGAACAGGATCTTAAATATCATATTAAGAGAACTGACTTGCTTGAAGAAAAAGTAGATAAAAATACTGAATTATTGAAACCGTTAATTGTGTGGAATTGGTTGAAGGAAAATAGCCGTTTCATTTTACTGTTGCTAGGATGCATTGCATCAATTGTTATGTGGAGTATTAAGTATGCTTAAAAAAGTTATGCCTTTAGTATTCATGGGAATGGCAGCTCAATCTTTTACCCATAAAAAAGGAAAAAAGATGGGAGATGTGGCTTATGAACAAAGAAAAAAAGATAGATATGAACAACAAGATAAAGAAATAGCAAAAAAAGCTGCTAAAAAGAAACTATCAAAGAGTAAATAAAAATGGCTGAATTTAATATGAAAAATGCATCTGCATTATTTAAAACTAAGTATAAAAAGGAGAAAAGAGTGGGATCAGTAACAGAATTTGCAAAAAAGATGTTTAGAAGGAAAAAAGCTACCAAAGAAACTAAAGAAAAAGGTGGTGTAGGAGCAAATACATCTGAAAAAGTAAAAAAGTTTAGTGATAAAAAATCAGGTAAAGCTTTTCCATGGTCTAAATAATGGGATTATTTGATTTTATAAGTAACATATTTAGTCCAGCTTCAAAGATAGTTGATGAGCTTCATACTTCTGAGGAAGAAAAGCTTACGCTAAAAAATGAACTGGCTAAGATACAAGGTAAAGCACAAGATAGAATACTAGACTACGAAAGTAAGCTGGCAGAATATCGACACAAACTTCTAATTGCAGAGGCTAATTCGCCTCATCCTTTTGTTGCCTTATGGCGACCCATCTGCTCGACCGCTCTGGTCACAATTATTGTGTTGGCTTCTTTTGGTCTTTGTTCTCCAGGTCCTGAGTTATACAAACTTGCTGAGATATTCTTAGGTGCCTATGTTGGAGGACGAACCATAGAAAAGATTGTAGCTGCAAGTAAGCTAGGAAAGTAAGAAAGGTCACTTTAATTTATCATGACAATATAAGAACATTGCGTTTGCTAAGGCATGAGCCATGTGATGTAAACCTGTCTCTGGATCTTGCTGTTCTCCCATACGCCAGGCTTGTATATGCCTAAGTAAGGCTGCTTCGTATCTGTGAGGTTCTACATTCTTCCAGTTATATCTATCATATTTCTGTGCGCCTATAGTTAAAACCTTAGCTAGGTCTTCTAAGGCGTGAGCATCTATAAGGTCGTATTGTGGTTTATCTGTATCAAACTTTTTACCTTCCATTAACAGTATCCCATAGTTTTTTTACTGTAGTATGAGGCATTTTAAGAATTATTTTTTTATGTTCTATTTTGTGTATATCAAATCCCATATTTAGATATAAAGATAACATCTTACCTGATTCAGGATGTACTTCATCTACTTCTCCATAGACATCTTCTTCATATTTTTTTATTACTGTTAAAAATTTAGCTGAATACTCTAAAGCAGAATCTTTAGTTCTAAACTCTGGTTTTATATAAATAGCATCTATATAAGTACCTTGTCCTTCTCCCATTAAGTGATATATAATTAAACCTTCTTTAAATTCATAAAGTTCTTTACCTTCTGCTTCTTTTAAATACTCTCTATACATATACTCCCTTTAATGGATCTGGAGGGCGGTTTTAAAGTCTAAGCTACCCTCCGGTTGACACTCGGTCCATGACCCATACTTTATTCTATCACACTTTGCTTTTTAAGTCTACCCCATCTTTCATACCAAGATAAAGTAAATAGGTCCTCTAGATATATAGCTCTTTTACTGTATTCTAGCCATTTGACCTTAGGCATCTTAATAAGATCTTTCTTCATTATAGTTTCAATCTTAATACAGCCAAATATTATGACTTCCATGTTTTCCACATCGACAAGACAAGGGATAAGAAAATCACGATTAGTAACATTTCTGAATAGTTTATCAACATGTCCCATACCATTACCACCATACTGTAGTATATAGGACTTACCATACTTAGCAGCCGACTCAACGCATTGTGATTTACAATGAAATCTGTTACCAGAACTATCTGTAATGTCAGCATCATAACTCTTCTTCTTAGTTTCATATACGTTAAAGTCCGGTGCTGTAGCCTTGATGCCCAGCCGTTTAAGAGCCCTATAGATGCCTATCTCTCCTAAAGCTCCAATAGTAATATCATGGGTAATCTTGTCTAGGCTACCCTGTCCTCTCTTCTTATAATGATCTATAGAAAGATGTACTCTGTCACTGGCAAACTGAGTCGCCTTCTCCAGATCCTTCTTCTTTAGTTCTACTGTTAATGATTTCATCAGATAATTCCTTTATCTTTTTTTCAGCATACTCTAATCTCTGCTTCAAATATTTTACTTGAGATCTAAATACTTGGTTCTCCCTCTCTTCTCTTTTTAGTCTTGTATAAATTCTGTTCTTGTCATCAATGAGTTGATCAATAATCTTGTCTCTGCTGTCTCTCATTTTCATTATCTTGCTCATGACTAGCCCTTAGGACACCAATCGTAGTGATGTGGTATGTCCAGTTTATCGCCTCCACACTCGCAAATAGATGGCAAATTCTTCTTTCTGATATGATCAGTCCATCGTTCTAAATCTTTACCCTGGCATGTAATTTCTATGTCTGGCATTTCGAGTAGAATTACTCTATAGATGTAGTCACCTTTATATAGCTCTCTACCTACTATGGCTCCTAAGCTACCATGACTTATTCCCTCCCTCGTAATTCGTACCCAATCCCCATTCTCAAACATTATTTACAATACCTTGGTGAGATTGTTGACTCTACACTGATTTTAACATCAGGTACTACGAGTGACATTGAGTTTACCATAATTTCCTCCTGGAGTCTACGCATTTCTTCTGCTGTATTTTCAGGTACTTCTGTAATTATTTCGTCATGCACAAACCCTACCAGCTCAAATCCTGCATCCATGAGGTTATATAAAGCTATTTTGGCTCCATCTGCTGCTAGTCCTTGGAAAGGTGTATTCTTCTCAGCACAGTATGTTGTATTGGCTCTTATGCGTCCTGTAAGGGTGGTTACAGACCCTTCCTCTCCCTTCATGTATTCTTTCATCTCAGGGAACGCTTCAAACCATGTATCCTTCATCTTCTGAGCCTCATGCTCACTTACATTAAGGTCATATCCTTTCGCAAACTCAATAAAGGTTTCTATCCCAAGCCCTCCTGGGAAACCGAAGTTTGCAGCCTTAGCAGCCTGACGCTGCCATTTCTCTACCTTATCTTCTGGTACACCAAATAGGACAGACGCATAGTATTTATGCAAGTCTGCCCCATCATTTATCTTGTTACGCATTACTGAACTACCGTAATTTGTGTAGACATGTTGAGCTAAGGTAGCAAGCTCAATTGCGCTGTAGTCAGTTATCAGTAATGTATTGCCTTCCCTAGCTTTAAACATTGATCGTATATCCCCATCTCTAGGGAGCTGTTGTATGTTAGGTGAAGAACATCCTGTCCTACCTGTATTTTTTAGTATATCATATCTTGGATGTACTCTACTGCCTGTAAGTTTACGAATAAAAAATGTTGTTTTTTCAGTACGTTTGTAATCCAAGAATGATGATATAAAGGGATTATCGCTATACTTTTCCAGATCACTCTCCTTCATGGAATAATCCCCTTGATCTGTTTTAGGTAGTGGTAGTCCACTAAATTCTATTACATAATTATATGCAGCTTGATTACCTTTGATGCCTTTTACAAATCCGTAAGCAGACATCTTTGCATGTAATACCTCCAGTTTAGAGTTAAGTTCTGTTAATAGTTTCTGCGCTCTTTCCTCATCAAACCCAATACCATTTTTATACATCCGGTTAAGAGCTAAAGCTCCGAGTAATTGTATATGATGTGATAACATGGTATTTGTATTTAATTTAGATATTTCCAATCTGAGTCTGATAAAACAATAGTATGTTGCGATAACGTCTGCTGCTCCATAGTCAAGAAAAGCTTGTGGGATTTCTTGTAACGGTGTGTCCTTGTACTCGGCAAAGTTACATCTGACTTCTTCGTTTTTATCGAGGTCTTGCCCAAGTAGTTCTTTACTAATCTTAGCGAGCCCATACTTCCTTGGTACATCGCCAATAACAGCAAGGTTCCATAACCTATACAAAATATTAATATCAAAAATCCTATCACGTTCTATCTGCTCCTTCAGAAGGTATTTGTCTTCCGTAAACTTACGCAGTACATCTATATCGAAAGGAGCATTAGCAAAGACGAGTGTTCGAGTCACATGCTTTTTTAAAAAGGCGTCTACTAAGCTCCGATCAACATAGTACAGAGATTCTCCATCAAACACTTGGAATGTCACCAAGTCAGGAGTTTCTGTAAAAGGTGCAATTGTAGTTTCAGTATCAATGGCAAGGATGCTTCCCAGACTCTCTCCCTGCCAGAATTGAATTGTGTATTCCTCACCATTGAATATCATCTACTACTTCCTACTGTATTTCTTTACAACATTCCGAGGTTTATAACCTGGATTACTTTCAACCGCAGTGTTTACAATAAATTCCTTACCAATAAACTGCTCCAGTTGAGAACTATCATTACCTAAGGCTTCAAATCCTCCATATACACCGATAGACTTGAGCATGCTGTCTAGCCTCTGCAAGCCTATCCCTGCTGCCTTAGCGTTAGGGTGACTAATTAAGAATGAGTCCCAAATTAAGCGGTTCTTAAACTCTCCGTCTGTAACTTGAAAGGACACATTTACCATTGTACCATTTCCAGCCTTGGTAGATTTCTCACCTACTCTGTTAAGACTTACTGTGTAACTGTCATCCGGTAAGGGAGAGTATTCTTTTCTCTCTCCAGACGCTTGTGTTTGTATTCCTTGTATTGCCATGTATTCTCCTTGTATTTGGCAGGTTATAAGTCTGACAACTTTTTATTATATTCGTTATGTACATCATTTAAAAATACATCTAGTTCAATAGCCTTATAGCGTCTAATACTATCAGCTACAATATCTAGCACTAGCATTTGATCTTCTATAGATAAATGATCTAAGTGTTCTGTATTTATTACTTCTTGTATAACATCAAACATCGTAGCTTCATTAAAGGGTTCCATTGTATATTCCTTGTTTCATAAATTTATATTTAGCTCTTGCTGTTACAGGATTTTTATCTTTAGTAGCTTCAATAATAGTACCTCCAATTCTTTCAGGCTGCCCTGTCTTACCGATAACGAAATTGTTAGCATTATTAAGGCAAAAATAATACCTTTCTGCGTGGGGGTCAAATTCATTAATCTTTCTTAGCTTTCTTGCTAGTCTTCCGTTCACTTTTTTTCTCCTGTACAGGTTCAGCTTGTTGAATACTCGCTTGAGTTAGTATTTGAAATATAATATCTACTTTACCTGCCATGTCTAGCAGTAAAGCATTTCTTTCTAATTCTAATTCTTTCTTATTTGCCATTCTCATCTCCTTGTGTTACGCCTAGTAATAAACGTAGTGTTAAATTTAATCCTATACGAAATAAATCATATATTACTAATCCCTCTATAACTCTTAAAGTCATCTCACTCATCATACTCTCCCAAGTGTAAACACTCTTCTAATTCTGCTAATCTATTTTTTAGATTACGCAATTCATTTACCCACATAGGTATATCAGCACTAACTGGATTTAATTCTAAATGATTGTTTACAAGTTTTATAGCATCTCTGTAATCTCTAATCATGTAAATTAACTCCTCTTTTTTCATTCCTTAAACTCAGCCCAGCTTGGTAGATCAACTTCTTGTATCCCCTCCTTATAATATATACCTGTCTTCTCAGCTTCCGCAAGTTTTTTTATCGCTGTTTTATATTTTTTTCTACCATTTTCTAATAAAGCTTCACTGGCTTTTAATATACCCACATCTCCAGTTTGTTTGTTAAGAAATGCAAATATGAAGTCATGGTCTTGTCCAGTGTATTTTTTAAATGCGTCAACATAGAGAGCAGCAGATAAATCATAATCAAACCTAATGATTGTCTTAGCTGCTGAGAATTTATCAACAGGATCGCTACTAGTTTTAACATCTATAATCATTCCTTCTTTTATATAGTCAGCTCGTACCTTTATTGGCATGCCTTCTAGTTCTACACATAACGTATGTTCTGCTACTCCATCTTCAATCAATCCTTTAGTGTCCAGGTGCTCATGATAGAGGTTATAAAGATCGAGAGCTTGTTGCGCTTGAGACGCTGTAATAATTGTTTTACCTTCGTTATTGGATTTAAACTCTTCATATACTTTACCTCGTCTAGTAGCTCCTTCAAATACTGCAAATTCATCGTCTGTTTTATCAGGTTCAAGTAATAAGCTATGCATATAAGAACCAAAGTCATACGCACTTTTATAAGTGTCCTCTCGCTCCTCTCCTAGTACATACCTTTTGTGGTATTCCCTGGGATCTTTTAAAAACAACTTTAGGGTTGAACTTGATTTAAACTTCCTGTCACTGTGATAGGTTTCATTATCACAATTGTTAATTCCTATTTTTAACATTACAAACTCCTGTACACATAGCTAACCTTCCCATCAGCTTTTAATTGAACATACTCTATTTGACCAGCTTCTAGTAAATCCTCTAGTATATCGTTACGCTCTTTCTTTTTTAAGAACCTAGTCCTATTAGATAATGATTTTTTATTTAATCCTTCCTTGCTTTTCTTAATTACATTTAATACTTTCTGTACGTTCTGCTCATTTTTATTACTAAATACACACTGCTCAATAATATTTTTCATGTGGTGATAAAAGTATTGTACAGTCTGGTAGCCAAATGTCACATCATTGTGATCTACTTCCGGCACATCTTTAAATATTTGACGAGATATAGCATGGATCATTGTAACCTTTAGCATTTGCTGATATAATCTTGATATAATTGGTAACATAACATCATTGCCCTCAGAATCGATTCTAAGCTTGTCAAACTCCTCAAAGGCATGCTGTAGCATAACATTGGCTTGATCAGTCTTAGTAAGGAATGTGATGTCCTGGGCGTGTCCTGCAATTACTTTATCAGATTTCTCAGGTTGGTAACTTGCTAACTGCTGTAGGTTCAATATAGTTTTAGTGTCTAGTCGTGTAGGATGCTCTACCCTTCTAGCTTTTTTATCTCCGTCGCCTATAAAAATAAGGAATCGACCCATAAGACCTTTCTCAATCGCACTAACGGTAACTCCTTCGGAAAGACCAGTAGGCGTAGTTGAGCAAAGGAGGTTGACGTTAGGTCTTAAAGCTCGACCCTTATTTCCCTCAGCAGTCTGTCTGCCAAGGAATATTGATGTTGAAGTTGTATATAATTCTGCCAAAATATCTGCCATTTTACCATTGTATGTAGCTCCTCCCCTATTCACTGATTTAAGCATACCTCCTGCCTCATCAATGATGTCTAGCCGTACAGGGGACTCAGGTAATCCGTCCATTAATGATGCATCTGAGACATAATCTCCACTCCCCAGTAGATAGTCGCATTTTGCATCTATTAGGACCTCCTTGATCTTTTCTTGAGGTGCGTTCTTACCTGAGCCTGACGGTGCTACGTTTAGCAGGTAGAGGTTTGGAGCTACTCCCTCAAACTCAAATTTTCTACCTGACAATGTGGCTATTAACGATAGAGCTGCTGAGAAAGCAAAAGCAGGTTGCTCTATGTAACTATTCTTTAGTATGTAAGTCATGATTGCAGCGAGGACACCTTCCGGTTTCGGTAACTCTGGGTTGTTTGAGTTTTCTGATGCCTCGCTTTTTGACTTTCCCTCGTCACCTACCTTAGGAATAAGTAAATGCTCATAGGATTGATTGTTATTAAATCTTTTCGTATTCCAAGACGAAAGGTGAGAAGAGAAAAAAGCAAGTGCATTGGTAGCAGCATCATCATTACCAAATTCGGAAGGATCGGTAAACAAAGGAGGCTCATTGTGTTGCTGATCATACTCTATGAGCATGTTAATCACCACTCCTATCTCATTCTCATTTTTAATAACTTCCGCAGCGTACTTAGACATTAAATCATTCCTTCCTTGAACAACTTTATTGTAAGACTCTACTTGACCACTTCTATAAGTAGGTATCTTACTAACAATCATGTCACGTACACTATTTATTAAATTCATTGGAAACATACCCAAGTCTTCAGGACGTACGGTAGATAGGGACTCACCTTTCCACTCATACGACATTCCTGAAGGATGTTTGCTTGGGGGAATAGTTGTCTTTTTTCCATCTGACAAAACTTCAAATATTATATTCCCATTTATTTTTAAGTTGTCTGTTTTAATCCCAGGATGCCAGCGATAAAATCGTGTCCATCCTTTAGTGCCTACCTTTTCTACTCTACTTGGAGGCGTTAAAAGCTCCATGATTTCAGCTACTTGGGGATCTGTACAGTCAAAGTCTACAGCGACAATGCCAGATGCTTTTCCTAAACATACTGCTACATTTGTCTGGTCAAAACTGTTACCCCAGTTTTCTATTTCTTGATCGGTGGGTTTATTTTCACAATAATTTGTCCACCCTTTAATTGCAGGTTGTTTAGATGCAAATTTATCTGGTATTACAGAGTAACCTGCGTCTGTAAACTCTCTTGCATATTGTTTATATAAATTCATTCTCTATCCTCTACAGTGTAGCCTATAGCTTTTAAAAATTTTACAAATGCTTCATCAATGTCCTCTAATTCTAATCCTTCTGTACTAATTTCAATAGTACAATTATCTGACATGTGATCAAAATGGTTTGCTGTCTTTGTAAATTTAATCATATTAAAACCTAAAAGTTATACCACTAAAAGTCATTAGTGGAGTTATCATTGTAGTTAATGCTACGCTTTCACTAATAGGAAAGTCAAGTTCAAATCCCATAACAGGCATGAACTCATGAAAAGGAAGTTTTATCCCTTTATCCCTAAATGGTTTCTCTTCCTGGAAATATCCTCCTAGTTTAAAATCTATAACTGCTGTGTCATGTGTAATAAGATTAAAATCATAACCGTACCCAACAATAGGTTCCCTAACACTATTCTCTCCTAGTAAAACATTGTGATTATTAAATTTCATTAAGACGTTTGGTGCCACCATAACATCTGGTATTTGTGGTTCTAATGATAACGTGTGAAATATTAGTCCACCTAATGTAAGTTCTGTCAACATATTTACCTCCTCTCTTTTATCTTACACCTTACCAAATAAATAAGGCAAATAATATTTACAATATAATTAAATAAACGAGGCATGTAGATGTCCTGTAATTCTACAGCGAGTAAACATACCTCTCCTATTAACCACAAGATCAATAGTCCCCATGAACATCCTGTTCTGCCCTTCCTTAGACACTCAATTACTTCCGGTAGAGCGCATAACGCTAAACACAATCCACCTATCCATCCTATTTCATACACCTTTATACACCTTTGGAGCGATTTATACACCAATATACACCTTTTATACACCTTTTGCGTAAAAAAGCCGCCCCCTCATATATTAATCCAGTAAGTAAAGCCCTATAATTATTCACTTTTTACATTTTTCCCTTGACATTTATATAAATATATATAGAATAGTCTGTAGATAAGTCACTATGCAAAGCATAGAGATTAATCTATACGTTCAAAAAAATCCAGTACATCCTCAGCTACCTCAAGATATCCATCATCTCCGAAACTAGCCAATATCAGCATTTTTAGGCTATCATGAGCTTTCTCGTACAGGATATCAGTGAACTCCTCAGGATGCTCCTCCAGTGCTTTTTCTAAGTGATTTTCCACTTGCATCATAGCTCTTTGACACCTTCCGAAAGTCTTCTCGTAACGCTTTTTCATAGTCTCCATCGTATAACTCCTCTACATGATTTAAAAACTGTACAAAATTATAAAAACTTGATTCTCTAAATACCTTAAATAACAATTGCCTTTCATTTGTAGTCAATTTATGGTATGATTCTTGCATGATTGTCTCCTTTTCCATAAAAGCCAAGCCCTTTAGCGTAAATAAAGCGTACTATAAGAACAGGCAATTAACCCAAGAAGCACGGCAGTGGAGGCAGGATTTTCTACTTCAATTGCAGAAACCAGAGGTACTCCAACAAATACAATCACTAAAGTCAATGTGGCACTCTTCAAAACATTGCCTATCTGTCTCATACGACTTTTTCTATCCATCTGAAATCCTTTATACTAAAAAAGGTGAAGTCTCAAAGAGATCAATGGACCTCACCAATATTGAAAAGTTAATTCAAGATAATCTATTTGAACATCGCTACAATGGTAGGGAAATCCAAGGCGTTATCATTGAAAATTTTGACATTGACGACAAATTCATTGTGAACCTCCATTCTCGGAAATTGGCACATAACCTGCCACATCACGAAATTCTGATAACCGTTGAACTTTTGCCTCTAAAACCCTTACCTCTATAGTTAAATCACTTAACGCTTCCGCTAGATCGTTTATGTTCAATGTACTCTCCCCATTCGTTTTTTTCATTTGCCTTATCCTCCTTTACAAATACTTCTTGATCATTAAATCCATGCGCTACTAAATCATTATCGCCTTTCCATGCTTTATAAACGGCTTTACCACCCACGCCAAACTTACGATACCATTCACTTCTGCTCCTGCTAATTTCCCTTAACCACTTTCCATTGCGTATTTTCTTCAAAGGATATAATTCATGGTTCTCGCTAGGTTCTGCATAGGCATAGAAACCACAATAAATACATATCTCCTCCTCATCTACTTCGGTAGGATATAACTTTTGATGCTTAGGACTAATGCAAACTTGCTTTCCTTTATTACATGTACACATCCATCTATTTGACTTGGACATTTATACCTCGCTCTTCCAAGTTACTGCCAATATTACTCAGGTTGCGCACTTCAATTTGATCGTCAAAATGCCCGATCCTCGCTAAGGCGGCAACGATTGTCTTAACTGTTATGTCTTGATTGGTAGGATGTTCTCTAATGATCATACCTCTACCCTCCAAAAACAAGTTAGCAATCTCTTCAAGCTTTACATATTTACTTAACTCCTTAGCATAGAATTTCCTGTTTTGTTTATATTTTTTTATCTGGACACCTTTAAACATTATCATACCTCCGTCTTGTATTATTCACTTCTTTAATAATGCGTTCACTAAATGGATTTAACATGTCATTTATTTTACCTACAATGTTTCTATACTCCTCGCTCCGCTTCTGTAATGTAGTCGATATTAACTCCAACATCAAGAGCAAACTGTTCTAGAGTGTAAATCTCCCTACCTTGCCCTCCGTACATGGTATCGCAAACCTCATCTGATATCTTTACAATCTTAAATTTAAATTCTCTTGCCTGTTGTTTAGCAAACTTATATTTTTCATACAGGTTTTTAGCTAACTTAATTTTAGCTTTACGCTCTTGTTTATTCATTACTTACCTCCGTTTATTTTAGTCGTGATTTAAGAAAACCACTTTCTTAATTTTCTACTGGCTTAAACCATTCTGGCGTTACTGTATTTTTCCACTTTGCCATGTACGCTTTACCTCCGTTGTAGTAGTTTCTATATGCTTGTATTGTACTCTCATTTTTGTACTCGTCAGGCATGCATTGAGGTGCCTCATTGATGTCTAAAGGCTCCTTTATATTATCTAATGGTATATTCTTAGGGTACATGCACAATGCAAACCTAAGCTTTTGCCATGAGGCATGAGACTTGCCATACCTTGCTTTATACTCTTGACTCAAACTAAACAATAGATCAAATACATACTGATAGTTACGTGCATTTTGTCTTACCCAAACTGAGCTTGGATGATTCTTATGCGTTGTTTTATAGAGTGCCTCATCCATCCATTCATCTAATTCACCTTCATCTAATACACGATGCGCTGTACTCAATAGTTGACAATACTCTAGTATCATCTTAACGACATGCTTGTCGCAATGGTATTTAGCGCATTGTTTAGTATCAGTATCTAAGAAAAATATATTCATAGTTAATCCTCCACCCAATAGGGAGTGCCATCATAGTCAAAACGTATATCTCCTTCTGTTATACGTAAATCATAGAACTCCTCTTGCAATGTTTTTAATATATGAGGCGCAAACTCCTCAAGTATTTCAGACGCAGTCCAGTTGTGATCTATATCCGCATTAAATTCATTCATGTTAATCATTTTAAATCTCCTCACCATTTACATAAGTAATAAAATTCTTAGTGTACACGTCAACGCCTAATGCTCTTAATCTTGACTTAGT